TTTTCTTGGGTGATATGGTCCCATTTTCTTAATCGCTGGACACGTAGATTCAAACGGGCGAGATTGTGGGTTCCGAAAAAGAATGGAAAATCACCGATCGCCGCGATGGTAGGCATGTACTTGACGGTGGCAGACGGCGAGATCGGAGGCAAGACCTACTCAGCAGCAAAGGACGGAGGGCAAGCCGCTATCGTACACGCACACGCCATTAAAATGGTCGAGCAATCACCCGAGCTATCCGCTGAGTGCGTTATCAACAAAACCAACAAGCGAATTTCTCACTTGCCGTCGGACAGTTGGTACGGTGTGATCGCCGGCGATAACATCGACGCACAGGAGGGCCTGAACGGCAATGCAATAATAGACGAGGGCCACGTTGTAGATAGTCGACTCGCCGCCGTGTTGGAATTTATGGGAGCCAGTCGAGACGAGGCGATTGAACTGATGGTTTCCACGTCAGGCAAAAACAAATACGGCTGGGGCAAACAGCAATGGGACTATGGCGAAAGCGTGAACGCAGGCATGGAAGACGACATTACCTTTCTTCACCAAGTCTATGCAGCACCGCAAGACGCTACTGATCGGCAGTTGTTTAATCCAAAAATGTGGAAGATCGCTAACCCTAGCTTAGGCCATATTATTAACCCAGAAGTTTTCGAGAGAGAGCTAAAAGCAGCCCGCAAGTCGCCGTCATCTTGGGCTAGATTCAAGATGTATAGATTCAATATTTGGGGTTCGTCCTCATCACCCTGGCTTGACGCGGTGTCCTGGGGGAGGGCCGTGCATGACAAAAAATTGTCGGAATTTTCTGGGTTTGCGTCCTTTCTTGGCCTCGACATGAGCCTTTCGCGTGACATGACGGGGGCAGTTTTGATTGTCCCCGAGGGCCGCGAAGATTACAGCGATGACCCTTCTCACGAAGAGTCTAAAGTTTACTATCAGTTTCCGTTGCTGTGGATCACTCGCGCCGCCGTCGATCGCTGGGGCAGTGATATCGATTACGAACAGTGGGCGCATGATGGTTTTTTAAGAATCATTGAAGGTCCGAAGATCGATTTTCCGCAAGTGCGGCGAGACATCGTGGACACTTTTGGAGAGACCGACGTGCAGACGTTGAGTTACGACGAAACCTATGCTGTGGAGACGGCGGAGATACTCGAAGAACAGCTAAGCTGCGAGCGAGTCGCCTTTCGTCAGCAGCTGATGGAATTTGCTGAACCGACACAAATGTACGAGCGATTGCTCTCCTTGCGGCTCTTGAAGCATCCAAACAACCACGTCCTGAATTGGATGGCGCACCAGGTTGAAGTTACACACCCCGACCGTTCCGGCAACTACCGTCCGGTCAAGCCGCAAAGCTCTGATAAGAGCAACTCACGGGAAGCAAATAAGGCTATTGATGGCGTAATTGCTGGAATCATGGCCTTGCGTGAGGCCCGTAAGTTCGCGCCTGAAATTAGCGTCTACGAAACACCAGGGGCATTGTAAGGATAATGGAAATCTACAGTCAGTTTGACGTTTCGCCGAACCAGCCTGCGCCGTCGGGAAATATCTACGCAAATTCCGATTATTCATCTTCTGGCGACGATTGGCTCTACCAATCTCTCGTCGGCAGTAGCTCGGAATCAGGAGTGGCGGTAACGCCAAACTCAGCGTTGTCGCACGGACCAGTGTGGCAGGCGGTCAATTTAATTTCTGGCGACCTTGGTCAGCTTCCATTTCGCAAAATGGTTCGGCGAGGCCGGGAACGAAGCAAAGACCGGGCCAATCCTTTGGACCTATTGATGCGATTCGCACCGAACGGTTATCAGGCACCGTCCGTGTGGAAAGAGACGATGATTTCCTGGTCCCTCCTGTGGGGAAACGGCATCAGCTACATCGTTCGAGACGCACGAATGAGGCCAATCGAGCTGCTGCCATTACTTCCCGACAGGACGGGCTACTGCGTCGAGGGTGGAGCTAGGACGGTCCACACGCGAATAGGTAACGAGACGTTTTTCTTCAACGACTGGGAGCTATTTCATGTCCGTGGTCTCGCTACGGATGGTTTTTGGGGACGATCGGCAATCGAGGTTGCGAAAGAAGTGCTTGGCTACGGGATTGGACTGCGCAAGCATGGAAGTAAAACATTCCAAAACGGCGCAGTGCCAAGGGGAGTTATCGAGCATCCCGGCAGACTGACTACCGAAGCCAGAAGCAACCTTCGCAACGAGTGGAATGCAATCCACGGCGGTCTCGACAATGCCTCGCGTGTCGCGATTATGATGGAAGGCGCGAAATTTACCCAAACATCAATCAGCAACATTGATGCACAGTGGCTCGAAGCGGTGAAGCTGGATCGCGAACAGATTGCATCGCTATTTAATCTGCCTGCCCATAAACTAAACGCTCTGGAAAATGCCGCCGTCCGTGCAAATGTTGAAGAGCAAAACCGAAGCTACATGCAAATGTCGCTTTCACGGTGGCTCAATAAATTCCGAGAAGAGGCCGACTTAAAGCTACTCACGAAACGCGAGCGAAACAGCGGGGACCATTATTTCAAGTGGTTCACCGAGGCATTCTTGCGAGGCGATACCAAGGCGAGGTTTGACGCTTACTCATTGGCTATTGCGTCAAGATGGCTGAGCCCTAACGAGGTTCGCGAGAAAGAAGACATGAACCCCTACGAAGGCGGCGACGAATATGCCAACCCATCGATCGACTTGAAACCAGACATTAGTGTCGATGGCGAACCGATCGAACAAGAGGAGGCGGCCATAGCAGTGCTCCGCTCACGAATCGAGTCGCTTCTTGAATTCGAGAGCAATCGCGTTGTGCGTGGCGCAAAGGCCAAAAATTTTGTCGCATGGTTTACCGGATTCTACGACGAATTTGAGAAGGCGGCAGAGCAGTATATTCAGCCCGTCGCCAGACTACTCCATACCATGGGCCGGCCAGTTGCTTGGCGGAAGTTCGTGCAAGAGCACGCTGAAATTTCACGTTCATCCTTACTGCGCATCACCGATACTGCTACCGCAGCAAATTTGGCAGAACACGTCCAGCAGTTTTCTGGCGAAAACCGAGAACTAACCGACGATTTGACATCCGCAATCACACAAAAGGAACTAGGAAATGTTTGAAATATACATCGACGACATTATCGGCGAAGACTTCTTCGGCGAAGGAATCACTGCCACTTACGTGCGAGATATGCTCAAGCAAGCTGGCGACGGCAACCGCGTACTGGTGCGAATCAACTCGCCGGGGGGTAGCGTTTTTGAAGCCGCGTCGATCCTCACGCACCTATCGCAGCACAAAGGCGGTATTGACGTGCAGGTCGATGGGTTGGCGGCATCGGCTGCGAGCTACATCGCAATGGTCGGCGACAAGGTGGCCATCAGCGATGGCGGCATGATAATGATCCACGATCCTTGGTCAATTGTGGTTGGCAATTCCAAGGACATGCAAAAGGAATCGGACCTGCTCAATAAAATCGCGGACAATCTGGCTACTGCTTACGTAAACCGAAGCGGAAAAACTCGCGAAGAAGTGCGTGATGCGATGATCGAAGAGACTTGGCTCACCGCTCGGGATGCAGTCGAGTTCGGATTGGCCGACGAAGTGATATCGACCATCGCAAAGGCCTTTGTCGTCCCTGACGAGCTTGGTTACAAAAACGCCCCGAGGCCTAAAGAGAAGCCGCCTCACGCGAAACCGGCGAGTGTGGCAGCTATGCGTCGAAGACTTAGCTTGACACGGGCCAAGCTATCGGTGTAAAATGAAACACTAAATTGAAACACTCGTTGCCGGTGAAGCCAATACGCCAAACCGTCAGCGACGACAACTAGCCAGAACTGCCAAGACGCGGTGAAGCTTGTTTGCAAGATTTCCAATCTTGCCGGCACGCTTAGCCGCGTTTTTTTCGTGCGCATCCTGCCGGCTCACAATAGCAGGAAAAACCATGAAAACTCGAAACGAATGGAACGTTCTACGGGAGGCGGCAGAGTCTTTGGGCCTATTGGTGTTTGCCCGACTAGCATCAGTGAAAGACCTGACCGATGAACTCAATGAGCTGACCGATGAAGCTCAGTCGCTGCAAAACACAGCAGACAGCGATGAGGGGTTAGGCGAAGAGGAGCAGGCTCGCTGGGAGCAGCTGCTTGATGAAGACACTGGCGAAATCAATGCTGTCGGCCAAAAACTGCAGTCAGCACGCAAGCGAGAAGGCGAGCAGAAGCGACTAGCGGCATTGCGTCTCGCTCAAGAGGGCCCTGTCGATAATCCACTTCGCGGTTCTGAATTTGACAATCAGAATGGCGAGGGGCCACCGATCGAAGATGGAGTTGGCATGGTGCTTTCCCGAGCTGGGAAGGTCAAGTCTTTCGCCGACGATGAGAGCGGCAAAAAAAACGCCTTCGACTGCGCGATGTGGCTTAGAGGCCTTGTTGGAATTAAAACCAACCGAACAGATCGGGAAGCCGAGTCGCACTTGGACAAAATCGGCTGGGATGTCCAGGCGACCGCGACCGAAGGCACCGACAGTGCGGGTGGTTATCTGGTGCCATCGCCTCTGGAAGAAGCATTTATTGAGCGGAGAGAAGCGGTCTCGGTGATGCGACCGCTGGCCGATCGCCATTCAATGACCTCCAAAACGCTCGACGTGCCGAAGCTCGTGAGCGGGCCTGCCGTCACTTACCCTGGCGAGGCAACCGCGCCTACACCATCAGATCAAGTTTGGTCACCCGTTGCATTGGCGGTCACGAAGCGCATGGTTCTGTCGAAAGTCAGCAACGAGCTGCGATCCAATGCGCTCATCAACGTGATGGATCAGCTAATCAGTCGCATTGCTTACGAGATTGCAAAGCAAGAAGACAATGAAGCAATCAATGGCGATGGCACGGGAACTTATGGCAGCGAGACGGGCCTTCTGTCGGCACTTGGCGCTGCGGGTATCTTATCCGCAGGCACTGGAATTGATACCTGGGGCGAACTTGTCCTCAGCGATTTCACGAATTTAATGGGACTTCTGCCAGATGACTACTGGGGCGAGCCCTCGTGGCTGTGCTCGTCGGCATTTTATCACACGGCGATGTTGCGAATCCAAGCATCAGCCGGTGGCAATACGATTGCCACACTCGAAGCAGGCGGGATGACTCGA